GGTCGGCTATGGCATTACCGCCACCCCGAGCGGCGGCTCCTACCAGAAAAAGGCCTGGAAAGCGTGGGCGGAATCGACCGCCTGCGATTACAGCGGACGCCTGAACCTCTATGGCATCCAGCAACAGGTAGCCCGCGCCGTGGTCGAGTCCGGGGAATGCCTAGTCAGAATGCGCTGGCGCTCCGCGTCGAATAGCGTCGGGCTTCAGCTTCAGGTTCTGGAGGCCGACCACCTCGACGCCAACCGCGACGGCCAGACCTGCGGCTCAAACGCCATCATCCAGGGCGTCGAATTCAATCCGTCCGGGCAGATCGTGGCGTACTGGCTATTTGAACAGCACCCCGGTTCCGCGTTCGGATATGGCATTCATTCGTCCGAGTCCAAACGCGTCCCAGCTGACGAAGTGGCACACATCTACCGCATCGACCGGCCTGGTCAGGTGCGCGGCGTACCGTGGGGCGCCCCGATCATCCTGCGCCTACGAGACCTCGACGAGTGCGAGGACGCCTACCTGGTTCGCCAGAAAATCGCCGCCTGTTTCGTCGGCATCATCGTCGAGACCGAGGCCCAGGCCAAAGCGTCTGACGGCAAACCCCTTATCGAGGCCATTGAACCCGGGATGTTGGAACGGCTCGCCCCAGGCCAGGACATCCGATTCGGCAACCCGCCGAGAACTGACGGGTACCGTGACTATATCGGGACCGTCCTGCATGCCGTCGCCACCGGCTACGGTGTTCCCTATGAGCTGCTGACCGGTGACAACAGCCAGGTGTCGTTTATCTCCGGACGCCTCGGGCGCCTGGAGTTCGGGAAAAACCTCGATTGTTGGCAATGGAACATGATGATCCCCATGCTCTGCCGCCGGATCGAAACCTGGTGGGTCCAGGCCGCCGAAATCGCCGGTATTCCGAAAAACGCCGAGGGCTGGGCCTGGGCGCCGCCGCCCCGAGCGCTCACCGACCCGACCAGCGAGGTTCCGGCGCTTATCAAATCGGTCCGGGCCGGCCTTCAATCGATGCCCGACGTCCTGCGCGAGCAGGGCTATACCGACCCGCTCGACGTCATCAAGGCCATCAAGGACTGGAACGCCGCCATGGACAAGGACGGCGTCATCCTCGACAGCGATCCGCGCCGCCTCAGCATCAACGGCCAGAGCCAGAACAGCACTACGGCCGAATCCGCTGCGGCACAAAACCAAACGGCAAACTAAAATCCGCTTGTAATTCGGTTTGGCTGTATTAAAATCGAACAAACTTCGGACGGACGCTGACATGCCCGAACAAGTCATCAATCTCCCACGCCAGCAGATGCGGGCGGCGGTACAACCGTCGACGTACAACAGCGAGGCGAGGACGATTGAGGTTGTCGTCTCAACAGGCGCTCGCGTCCTGCGCGGCTGGCATCAGCGCTACTACGAAGAGTTGGCCATCTCGGCCGACGCCGTCCGAATGGACCGCCTGAATAGCGGCGCTCCCGTGCTCAATACCCACGACAGTTGGGACCTCGGCAGTATTTTGGGCGTCGTCGAACGCGCCTGGCTCGACAAGGGCGAAATCCGCGCCAGCATCCGGTTCAGTGAGCGCGATGACGTCGCGCCATACATCCGCGATGTCGCCTCGGGCGTCATCCGCAACATCAGCGTCGGTTACACGGTTCACCGCTTCGAGCAGGTATCCGGCGGTTCCGACGAAATCCCCGTATACCGCGCCGTCGACTGGGAGCCCTATGAGGTGTCCCTCGTTCCGATCCCGGCTGACGCCGGCGCCGGTGTCCGTAGCGCTGATGCCAGCGCGGGCCCGACCAATCCGTGCATTTTCGTTTCCACCCGCGCCGCTGGCGGCGCTCAGCATGAGGCTATCGCGATGGCTAAGACCACCGACACCGCCGCCACCAACCAAAACGAGGCGGCCACCGATCAGATCCAGGAAACCCGCACCAATCCGGCTCCGGCAGCGCCCAGCGCCCCGGCGCCGACCAATCAAGCCGCCGAGATTCTCAGAGCCTGCCGAGCGGCCGGCCTGGACCTGAAGGCCGCCGAAGATTTTGTGGACCGCGGCCTGGATATCAACGCGGTCCGCGCCGAAATCATCGCCGGCCTGGAAAAACGCCAGACCGAAACCGCCAATACCTCGAGCGTCAACCGCGTCGAGATCACCGGCGACGCCCGCGACAAGCGCATCGAGTCTCAGCGGAATTGGTTGCTCGAAAAGGCCGCCGTGACCGACACCATCACCAAGGCCAAGCTGGGCGACAATTTCACCAGCCAGCATCGCGGTATGTCGTTGGTCGATCTGGCGCGTGAATCGCTCGAGGCCTCCGGCGTCAATACGCGCGGGATGCGGCCTATCGAGATCGCGAGTCGCGCGTTCCAGGTCCGTGCTGGGATGAATACCACCTCCGATTTCGCGGTACTGCTCGAAAGCACTATGCACAAGGTGCTTCTGGGGGCGTTCCGCATTACTGCCGACACCTGGACCCGCTTCTGTGCCATCGGCTCGCTCAGCGACTTCCGTCCGCATAACCGCTACCGCATGGGCACGCTAGGCACCTTGGACGCCCTGAACGAACATGGTGAGTTCAAGCAGAAGCAGATCCCCGATGGCGCTAAGGAGTCGCTGATCGGTTCCACCAAGGGCAACATCATCGGAATCACGCGCGAGGCCATCGTCGACGACGACATGGGCGCCTTCAACAAGCTTGCGATGATGTTCGGCCGTGCCGCCAAGCTGACGGTGGAATCCGATGTTTACGCCCTCCTGGCGCTGAACAGCGAACTTGGCCCGGCACTCAAAGACGGGAAAACGCTTTTCCATGCCGACCACAAAAACATCGGCACAGGCTCGGCGCTCAGCGTTGACGGTCTGGATGCGGACCGCGTCCTGATGGGTTCCCAAACGGACCTGAGCGGAAACGAGTATCTGGACCTGCGCCCCGCGGTTCTGCTGGTTCCGATCGGCCTGGGCGGCAACGCCCGCGTCATCAACGCCGCGACCTATGACCCGGATACCGCGAACAAGCTGCAGAAGCCGAACAAGGTCTCCAGCCTGTTCCGCGACATCGTGGACACCGCCCGCCTGACCGGTACCCGCCGCTATCTGTTCGCCGACCCGAACGAGGCCCCGGTTATCGAGGTTGCGTTCCTGGACGGTCAGCGCGAGCCGCAGCTCGCCGCCGAAGAGGGTTTCGACTACAACGGTGCCCGCTGGCGCGTCCGCTACGAATACGGCGTCGGCGCCGTGGGTTATGAAGGCGCCGTCACCAACGCTGGCGCGTAAGGAGAATCGACATGGCTCGTAATTATTTGCAGGAAGGCGACACGCTGACGCTGGTCGCGCCGTACGACCGAACCGCCGGCCAGGCCGCGAAGATCGGCAGCATCATCGCCATCGCGGCGAATGACGTCCTGAGCGGGGCCGATGGCGAATTCATGACCGAGGGCGTGTTCGAGGTCAACAAAACCTCGGCCCAGGCCTGGACCCAGGGCGTCAAGCTCTACTGGGACGACACCGCCAAGGAATTCACCTCGGTCTCGACCAGTAACACGCTGGCCGGTGTCGCGACTGAGGCGGCGGCCAACCCGTCCTCGACGGGCAAGATCCGCCTGAACGGTTCGTTCTGATGGGCTTTGCCGCGCTGGCTGACGCCATGCTGACTACTGCCACCCGGCAGTTCGGCGTGGACGTCATCTATAAGCGTGGCCCGGATGAATCCCAGATCCGAGGCGTGTTCGACGCGGTTTACGAAAAAGTCGATCCGCGAACCGGGATGACGGTGACGAGTACCAATCCGCTCCTGGGTGTCCGTGCCGCTGATCTCCCCAGTGGCATGGCCATCCAGGGCGACCGCGTAGTGGTGGCCGGCGTTGAGTACCGGGTCAATCAACCGGAACCGGACGGCGAGGGCGGGCTGACGCTCGACCTCCACAAGGTTTGACGTGCACCGGCGTACGGCCATCCGCCTGGCGCTGATGCAGACCCTGGTCGGTGCGAATTTGGTGGTTGGCGAGCGCGTGTTCACGAACCGTAGCCGCCAATTCTGGCCCGAAGAGCTGCCCTGCATCGTGATCTACACGATGAAGGAGCAGACCGAACTGATTTCAGCGCCGAAGTTGTACAAACGGCGTGCGCGGATCGCCATCGAGATCGTCGACAAGGGCGGGACGAACTCAGCCCAGATCGAGACCGACGCCAGCGATGATGACGCGGTTGATGACCGACTGGATGCGCTCTGTGAGGCAATCGAAATCGCGGTCACCCGCGACGACACGCTGAACGGAACCTGCGAGGACATCGACCTCGTCGAGACCGAAATGAATTTTACCGCCGAGGGCGACGCCGTGATCGGCGCGGCCCGGATGGTCTGGGAGGCGGTCTGGCACGAGTATCTGCCGCCAGACCTGAGCGAAGAGCTTTCGAACTTGAACAGCATCCACGCCGCTTGGGATATCGCCCCGACTGACGGCCAAATCGATGCAGCCGACGACATCACCCTGGAACAGTGAGGTGACCATGAAAACCACGATCAAACCGGCCACGCCCGGCGCGATTGTCCGTCATGCGGACACCATGAAGCCGCTGGCGGCCGAGGGTGAAGCCGTCGAAATCAATAGCTACTGGCAGCGCCGGCTTAACGATGGCTCCGTGGTCATCGCCTCCGCACCCAGCGGCAAGAAAGCGAAGGAGTAAGCGGTCATGGCGATCAGCTTCGATCAGATCCCGTCCGATATCCGCGTCCCGTTCGCCTATGTCGAATTCAGCCCGACGCGCTCCAGTACCTCGGCGACGATCCTGAAATACACTTCGTTGGTGATGGGCCAGATGTTGACCGCAGGTACCGCGACCCCGGATGTTCCGGTTCTGGTGACCAGTGCCGACCAGGCCAAGACGCTTTTTGGTCAGGGCTCGATGCTCCATCACATGGCCCAGGCCTATTTCCAGGACAACAAATACACCGAG